AGGTCGTTGCTTGAGCCTATAGTGCGAAGAATTGTGTATTCTCTGCCTTTTATACCTGAAGCGGTTGGGAGTGTAACGGTGAACTGGTCTGCTGTAGTATCACACTCTATGTTGCTCATTGCCGCTGTTATTGTTGTGGTTGTGTTAACAATTGTATATTCTGTGGCTACTGGTCCATAAACAGTTAACTTAGTATGTGCATTTGTAGATGAATAAGTAGTAGTTCCTACCACAACATTTCTGTTAGCGTCACCATAGGCATACAATGCTGTTCCATCATGCGCAGCTATTGTAGCGCCGTAGTTGGTCTTTGCTTGAAAAGACAGTACAGAACCACCAGTTCCGACATATCCGTGATAATTTTTGCCATTATAGAACTCAACAAAAGTCTGAGCAGCAGAGGATTGTATACGACCCATGGCGGTGTCAGTTCCGTTTAAATGGAACGCTCTTACAGGTGCATTTGTTCCTACACCAAAATATCCTGTGGATGATAGTCTTACGTATTCCGTATCTCCGATAGCAAAAGCAAGTGCTGATGGAGAATTGGAATAGCTGGCAATAGTTTTAACACTTGAGGGGCTTAAGCTGAAATTTATAGCGTTTTGGTTGTTATATCCAAATTTAGCTGAACCGCCAAGCATTGACAGATAGTGGTCAGATGAGCTTTCATCATTCCATTGTAAACGCTTGTCTCTTGCCATAACAAGACTTGCAGAGGCTATGCTGTTCTGAACTCCTGTTGTGGCTATGAGAACAGAACCTGACCCATCAATTCGCATACGCTCTGTTCCTACTGATGTTGTGACTGTGGGGCCGGTGTAGAATATCACATTTGTTGCCGCACGCACATCTGCCGCACCACCACCGATGATTATATTATTACGGTCGCTCCTACTATCACCACTTAAACCCATGTAATTGTCTGTAAGAGAGCCATATCTCCGTAAAACTAAACCTGGGCGCTGATTGGAATTCACGGTTTCGTTACTTCAACCAGATACCTTGTGTAGGGACAACTAAGGATAAAGGATAGCCGGGGGTATTAGTAAGCACACCAATCCTATGATTAACGCTATCCACGACAAGCGTGTTTGAGGCGGTGTCTACTGTCATGCTTGACGGTATTGTGACATAACCAGATTCATTTATTGTCAACAAGGCAGTGCCGCCACTAGCGGAACTTGTATTTGCGGTTATCTGTAATTCCTCGTTAGTTTCATTGTTATCAGCATCTATACCAATGCGTAGTGAGTGGGCAGACATAAGCAACCCATTTCCTTGAGTTGCCTCGTTTGGTATATATCCCCAATAGTTAGGAAAGCCTATATCTCCGAATCTAGCCCCCTGTTTAACCACAAAATCACCAACAGTGTTATAAACCTTTGTAGATATAGCTATATAAGGCTTTCCACTTGTAGCAGTTAGTGTAGATACAGTGATATCAGGTACTGTTAACGGCCCAGTCATGGTATCGCCAGCTTTAAATACATATGTAGCTGAAGCCGCTGTCTGTGTTAACACGTCACCATTAGTAAACTTGGTAACTTGAGCGTTAACAGGAGATGTTAACAATGCAATAGTTAATATTAGTATATTCTTCATTATTTATACCCGAAACCCCAGTAAACGATTTTTGCTGTCTTTCCACTAGCCATTATAGCATAAGTAGGTATAACTTTACCCATAGCGAATGATATAACCTGACCTGCTGGCAGTTTAATTGCAGCTGTAGAGACTGTAGTGCTAGAGAATCCAAGGTAAACATCATCTGTACCTTGATTTTGAATAGACAGTTCACAGCGGTTATAAGAAACAAGTGCGCTGTTAACAAGTGTGTCAACTCTCTGTGCTGTATCTGAGGCGGTTAACGCATAAGGTCCTGCAGCTTTAGCGTTACCTACAGACGTTGCTGATCCTGGTAGCATCTGGATTACTTCTTTTCCTGCTGTTTGAGCGTAAACTGGTATAGTTAACGCTAATACTAAGACTAATATGATTCTTTTCATTTGTGTTTCTCCTGTGGTTTCCTATATAGAATACGCTTATTCTAGTGTGGACAATAGGTTAACATACCCTTTTATCTCACCTGATAGTTTCATTGCTTCGTTTGGATCTATAGTTGTTGACATCTTTGCTATTGCTTTATCCATAAGATAGTGTATGTAGTTCTTAATAGTTATGTTAACATCAGAATGCTTAAGACTAGTTAACTGTACTATCCAAGCTTTTACATCATTGTCTGTATATTTCATACATTGAACTCACTAGCTGAAGATTGGTTGGCTAAAGATTCCTGCATTGACCCTGGTGCTTGCAATACCTCTCCTACTGGTGTGCTTAAGGTTTCAACAGGTCCTTGCTCTGTTTCGGTTAACACTTGTCTGTTTGTTAACTTAGCCTGTTCCTGCTGTGCTACCTGTTGTGCAGCCATTGCCATTGCCTGTTCATCCATTATTTCGTCTTTAGTTTTAGGTCTGATAATGGTAGAAAAGCCAGGTACCTCTTGTAAACGCATCATTTCGTTCAATATAGGAGTAGGATCGATTACATATTTGTCCTGTGGCAATAGTGTTAACACTTTAAGGCTTTCCTGTAAGTTTCTTAAGCGTTTGGGTCTGAAATCCTGGTCTGTCATGGTTTTTACTGACACGTTAACATCTACAAGGAAAGAGTTAGGGTTAACAATGACAGGTACTCCACCAACAGGTACAACAGTCGGTTTACGCACATACTTCTGAACGTTTTCTACTATGTTCTGTACATACATCTTAACATAAGGACCAGCCATCATTTCAGCGTTAACAGATACATTACGTACTGATTCATTCATCATTAATGATACTTCAGTAGCAGTGGAGTCTTCAGCTGGAATGGCTTGGAGTGTATCTGTAGCGCCTGTATTGGAACGATATTCCGATCTTAAGCGCTCTTCCATCTCCTGTACCATTCTTAAGGCAAGAGGGTTTGCGGTTAACGGTCTGAAATCAGCAGGGTTCTCTGTAGCAATTACTTTGTTCTGTTCCACTGTATAGGCTGAATCCTCTACAGCTACATCTTTCTGCTTGACATACATGTTGGCGCCTGCAAATGCGGCTAGGTTCATACCAAATTGTCTCATGTCTGTTATAGAGTCATGTAAGTTTAAGAACATGTCACCTATACCATAACCCATAGCATCAAGTTCAAAGTCAACAAGTTTAGCTGCACGTACTGGTACTATACCTTTATGTTCATATATTCTAATTATATGTTTTCTGTTAACAACCTGTACACAATAGGTTAACCCGTCACCTAAAGTATCAAGTGTACCATAGTAAGTGATAACTTCAGCTACATCGTTAGATGCTTCTAGTGATTTGTCATATCCTGCAGCAATAAGTCTCTGGTTAACCCATTCGTTAACCTCTGGCTTGTCTTTGTCTTCTTTTACATCGTTAACAGCGGACTGTATATATCCATCTTCTTTGTCTGTATTTCCTAATATGGTTGATATGATGCCTTGTTTGTTAACAACGTCAGCAAAAGAATACCAAGGAGCTTCCTCGATGTCGTAGGTACTGCGGCTAAACGCCGTGTTTAAGAGCGGCCTTGGATTAAATGTGGTAAACGAAGCTTTTCTGCCAACAAAGTTAACAGTCTTTGTCACATATTGGGATTCAACGAAACCTGTACCATAAAGATAGGTTAACATTACAGCTTTCTTAAGATTAGGTCTATATTTAGCATATTCCATGTTCTGGTCGATTAAGGACTGGAGGTAAACAAGGTCTATAGGTCTCTGTACTCCAGCAATGTCATTAGGCTGAAGCATATAGAACGGTCTCTGAGCTGTTAACATGCGGTATGTCATGTTGGTTAACGCTCTAGTTGACCTGAAAAGTTCACCAATAGCTGGATTAGACCAGTTTTTGCCATCTGACTTATGCTCGTCTTTGCAAAGGAACACTTCAGCTATCTTGTTCCAGTTAGCCATGCGGTATGCGTTAACTGATTCGTACTGGGTCTGTTTGGATACAATCTCTGCAGCTATCTGTTGTTTTTTGTCGTTATTCATGTATACCCTCAAATTTAGCCTGTAATGCCTCTGGGAGCGACTTTAGGCTGTAAACACCCATTACCACTCTGCCAGACGTTCCTACTTGTCTCTGGGCAACTGCTACGTAATTCTCGGTGTCAGTAACGCAGAAAGTGTCCATGAGTTTGGTGTAGTTGTCTTTGTCTGTTGTCAACCACATCTCAAACTGAAACTTGTTGTCTGTTAACGCTATTTTCATCTTACCTCTTAAATGTAAAACATGTAGAATCTGACTTCTTTTTGTGCAAATTGAGCATAACACTAGTAGATGTTGTACTGTTGTTAACTTTCCATGCGTCTATACCAGTATTTGCTATATATCCTGCTTCAGCTAAACCAGCAATTGCGTATCTCATAGCAGCTAGAATGTCAGGTTCATGTTGACCGTATTGCCATTTACGCATCTCAATAAGAATACGCTGAAGATTAGAGTTGACAATGAGCTTTTTAGATGTTAACAGGCTCTTTACATAGGAAATTGAGCTGTCTAAATCTTTAGTAGCTGGTGAACATGGTATTCCTGCTCTCTGATAGTCTTTAGATACGCTTCCTAAGTCACGTTCACGCTTAAAACTTGATGCGTCCAGCTTCCAGATTCTAGGACAGATACCTAGACTGTTAACATTCCTAAGTATTATTGATGCAGCTTCTGTACTGCTTGTGTTGTTAACAGCAGTATAGCTCTCAAAGTAAACTTGTCCAGTGCTTAATACTGACACTACAGCGCTAGTTGCTTCATCTCCTACACCCCAATCTAGTCCTACTGCGGTTAACCTTCTTGGTATGTTTGAAAGGTCAGCTATGTTATCTTCTGTTAACTCACAATATACTGTACCAACTTTGTCAACATATTCAGCTAGATATTCCTGCTCCCATACTAAATCTTTACCTTGAGCAAGTAAACTGTCTTTAATCTTATTAATCTCATCATGACTAAGATGAGGATTGTCATATATGGTATAGTGGTAAACTTTCCATTCTTTGTCTGTTAACGCTACAGCCTCTTGCTCTTTAAACCAATTGTTGCCATTTGGTGTGCTAGCAATTACTGCTGAACCTATTCTATCAGCTAAAGAGGGTCTTAAGATTACATCCCATATTTCTCTTTTCTGGAAAGCAGCTTCGTCCATTATAAGTAAATCAAGTGCATGACCACGGATAGAGTTTTCAGCGTCAGAGCCTCTTACCATGATAGTAGACCCGTTAATGAGGTGAAGTTCTAATTGTTGCTCAAGTTTCTTCTTTATAAGTTGACCGGGACAGACTGCCTTAAGTTCTTCCCAAATCAGTTCTCTAGCCTGTTTCTGTGTAGGGGCAACGTACATGACGTTTGAATTTCTAACGGAAATGGCCTTCTTAAGCATTAACGCAAGGCAGGCCTGGGTCTTGCCACCCCTTCTGCCAATGCGTAGCAGAGAGAAGCGGTTAACACATGACAGTAGCTCTTTCTGCCAGCCAAAAGGTGTTAGATTTATTTTAATTTCAATTGCCATTGTTAACTTCCAAACTTAACGTTGATGTCACCAGTAGCAGTATCAGAACTACCTTTTAGCATACTTGTTAACACAGTCAACTGGTTAGGTGTAAGGTTTATGTCACCGTTAACGTACTTATACAGTACTCCCTCTAACTCTGCTTTAGTTGCATTTTGAGGCAATAAGTTCTTGTTAACGATAGAATAACATGCTAGGTCTATCTTAAGCTGAAGATCTGGGTCTTCAAATCCACCGTACTTTCTACCAGCAGGGAACAGAATGCGTTTTAAGGCCATAGGATTGCCATTT